GCACTAGAACCACGAAGTGATGAATTTGTAAACTCATTGGCCAAGGACGGCGGCGTGGATATGGAATCGATAGCCAGAGATATTATCCTTAAGTTCCTTCGAGAAACGCCCATACAAATTCTTAAGGGCCTGTGTGAACTCATTGATCCACACATTGCGATATCGAAACTCATAAAGACCTTCACCGGCGCCGCCTTCAATGAACTATTCAAAGGAATGCAAGCCGGCATCGACTCCGGCGCTCTCCCGGGCACCGCCAGACTCAAAGAGAAAGGGGTTACAGCTGAAGATATATTTGGGGTTATCTTCTGTTTATACAATATAGCTAATACCGGTACCAGCGAACTCCTCGTCAGCAGCGCCGCAAACCAGGGTGGTCCCGCTATCGAGGACAATGTTATGCTTCTGCCCAGGCTAACTTTAGATGGTGTTGATCTTAAAGGAACTATTGCTGGAATGTTTATGGCCCCACCATCACCGCTTGGCGTTATATATCTTCTTCTTGAGCTGTTAATGCTCTCGATTGATGACGGCCTAACAGAAGGAGACGATGCGGTGACAGACGCCACGGAGCCAGAGACGGTGGAATGTCCGGAGGGCACCACACCCATCGAATTGGTATAGATAATCTTTAAGAGCTAAAAAACAATAGATAATTCTAATTATTGGGAGGTGATCTAAAAATGTCTTCAGGAATTGCAGCTAAACTTCCCCTTACAATAAGCAACACGTTTGGGGCCTATAATTTAATAACAGATTTTAAGACCTTAGCAACACAAAATTTAAAAATGCTCGTTTTAACAGCTCCTGGCGAAAAAATGATGGATATAAAATTTGGAGTTGGTTTGCGTCAATATTTATTTGAGCAAAATGATGCCACGGTATATTCTCGAATAGATGAAAAAATTAGGCAACAGGTAGCAACTTACTTGCCTTATATACAAATTAAGAGTATAGAATTTGATGTACCCGAAGATATGCCTGATTTTTATCCTCACACCATAAATGTAATATTGAGGTTTAGGATAGTGCCACTTCAGACAAATGCTGTTTTAAACCTTGAGGTTGATTCAAACACAAACTAATTAAAACAGGACGCCGCGCATGAAAAACTTACCAATCAAATATACCAGTCGAGACTTTGAATCAATCAGAAGAGATTTAGAGAATTTTGCAAAACGCTATTATCCCGATAGCTATAAAGATTTTAATCGAGCCTCGTTTGGGTCTTTGATGTTGGACACGGTTTCCTATGTCGGCGATATTCTATCATTTTATCTTGATTATCAAGTAAACGAAAGCTTTTTGGAAACAGCTGTAGAATACAACAATGTTTGGAAGCTAGCCCGCCAACTAGGCTATCGGGTTCAAACCAGCCCAGCGTCTTATGGGATGTTAACATTTTATGTTGAAATTCCTGCCACCACTACAGGCTTGGGCCCCGACCCAGAACTCAGCCCGGTTTTGCTCGCTGGTTCAACCTTTTCCTCCAACGGCGGCGGTTTTTATACACTATTAGAAGATGTCGACTTTTCTAAACAAAATAACCAGGTTGTGGTGGGTACTGCCGAACCATCTACGGGAACCCCTCTTACTTATGTAGTCCGCGCGCAAGGGAGAACCGTTTCAGGAAGAGGCACTACACAGCAATTCACAGTAGGTAACTTTGTGAGGTTCCGGCGCCTTAATTTGAATATCTCAAATATTAGCGATGTTATAAGCGTTGTTGATGGAGAAGGAAACAAATATTTTGAAGTTGACAATCTTTCACAGAACATAGTCTACAAGTCAATCACAAACACCACAGATTCTAGAGCTACTGTCCCAAATATTTTAAAGGCAGTTCCTGTTGCTCGTCGATATGTGGTGGAAACAATCAATGGTCAGACCTTCTTACAGTTTGGATATGGTTCGGATTCAACAGAACTGTCGAACCCAGTCGTGGACCCTAAAAATGTTTTATTACAACTAAACGGCCGCGATTATATAACAGAAATCGATTTTGATCCCACAAAACTTATAAGTACAGATAAATTTGGTATAGGTCCGTCAAACACAACCTTAACTGTCTCATATAGATTTAATACCACACGGGATGTGAATGCAGCTGTTGATACAATAACCAAAGTTGAAAATCCACAACTTAAATTTGCAGCACAGGGGTCATTATCTCTTTCGGGCCGCCAAAATGTTCTCGCTTCTCTAGAAGTGACAAATGAAGAAGCTTTTGTCGGAAGCGTAAAACTTCCCTCCTCTGAAGAGATCAAACAGAGGGCATTTAGTTACTTTGCTACACAAAATCGTGCTGTGACAGCCACAGATTACCAGGCTCTGTGCTATGCGATGCCGGAAAGATTTGGCATGTTAAAAAGAGTGGCAGTCTCCAAAGACAGCGATGAATTTAAAAAGAACGTAAACATATATGTTATTTCTGAGGACCAAACACAGAAACTCACCACAGCAAACAGCTCTCTTAAATTAAATTTAAAGAGATGGCTATCACAATATAAAATGATAAGTGATACCGTGGACATCTTAGATGCTGAAATCATAAATTTTGGTATTGAGTACGAGGTTATGATAGACAATACCGTAAATCGATTTGATGTGGTAAGCCAGTGTAACGCCAGTCTTTCCGTGGCATTCGGTGAGCAGTTAGACATTGGAGAGCCAATCTCGGTTACTGATATTTATAAGCAGCTTCAAAAAGTTCCCGGAGTTATTGATGTAACATCAGTTGAGGTGTCTTTGAAATCCGGCGGCCTTTATTCTGAATCAAATTATAGTTTTGAGTCAGCACTATCTTCTGATGGTCGTAGGATATTGGGAGAAAAAAATACTATTTTTGAATTAAAATATCCCAATATCGACATTAAGGGATCTGTTAAATAATGGCAATTTTAAGATATACAGCTAGTGCGGATACAACCATAACAGACGCTTTTGAAGCAGACCTGCGCCAACGAGGAAGTGGCTCAAACATGGGTTATGCCGACAGTTTAGAAGTGTTCTCTATCTACGGACAGAACTCATCCTCAGCCACCGGTCAATCTCAGGAACTTTCCCGAGCATTGATACAATTTCCGATTAGTACGATATCAGCAAATCGAACTGCTGGTACAATTCCTGCCGCTGGTAGTGTATCTTTTTATCTTCGTATGTTTAATGCCCGGACTCCATTTACGCTTCCGCAAGGATTCAATTTGGTTATTGCACCGGTCTCTCGTTCGTGGGTTGAGGGCACCGGTCTCGATATGGATGACTATCAAGATCTGGGTGTTTCCAATTGGATTTCATCAAGTACGGGCACACCATGGTCGTCCGTGGGAGGAGACTATCGAACCGGCTCCAACTATAATGTCAGTTTCCCTCAGGGCTATGAAGACACAAACCTTGATATAACAAGTGTTGTTGAAAAGTGGATCTCCGGCACCGACCCGGCTTATGCCAACAATTATGGTTTCGGAATTCGACTCACAGCTAGCCAAGAAGGTTATTATTCTAGTTCAACAGGGCTCAACAACGGAAGCCTGATACATAATCCACAAGGAGCCACACAGTCTTATTATACTAAGAAGTTCTTTGCTCGTTCAACTGAGTTCTTCTTTAAGAGGCCTATGATCGAAGCGCGCTGGAACTCTAGAATTTTAGATGATCGAGAAAACTTTTATTACTCTAGTTCACTTGCCCCCGCTGCCGATAATCTCAATACCTTTTATTTATACAATTATGTGCGCGGCCGTCTTGTTAATATCCCCGCAGTTGGGACAAATAACCTAGAGGTTTCCTTTTATTCTAGTTCTGCGACTGGCGCTCCTGCGGGCTCACCTCTTAATCTGGCAGCCGGAGGCGGTGTTGCGGCAGCCCTAGACATAAACGCCACAGCTAGCTATGTCAGTACGGGCATCTATTCATGCACAGTGGCCCTTACTGCCGCAACCACAAGGCTTTTAGCCATTAATGATGTATGGCATAGCGGCGGCGTTCAATACTATACTGGATCATCTTATCCCGAGCTGATGCCAACCTATGATAGTGCGCCGACATTTAATAGAGTTACTTCTTGTAAAAACCTCAGGAAGTCATATTCTAGAGCCGAGAGCGGCCGCTTTAGATTTTTTGTGAGAAGCAAAAACTGGAGCCCGAATGTTTATACGGTAGCGAAGGCGAACAACCCAACAGATATTATTGAAAGCGCTTCATATAACATTAGACGAGTAACGGACAACTATAATGCAATCCCCTATGGGACTGGGTCTGACTTGTGTACCTTAATGTCTTACGACAAAGAAGGTAATTATTTTGATCTGGACATGTCTCTTCTTGAAAATGGGTATATGTACGAAATAAAGGTCGCATATTATAACGATAGTATTGGTACCTGGCAGGAGCAACCACAGACGTTTAAGTTTAGAGTTGAAGAATAATTAGGTTATGAGTTTTAAAACTTTATTCAATAAGGCTACGCAAGTTAGCTCACTAGCCAATAAATCGGCTGCCGATATAGGAAATGAAGTTGAGTCGGTTGAATATCACCAACAGGACATTATTCACGAGAAGAGGTTTATACCAAACATAGATCTCTCAGATCCTGCAAAATTTGCTAGATATGGTTCGGCTGAAGAATACTACAAACAGTCGGTTGAGAGAGTTTATGAAGCTTATCCTTATGACGGCTCATTAAAAGAAAAATTAGAGTGGGAGAATGATTCCACTTATATAGATTTACATATTTTTAATAATTTGTATCCTCGGACAAACGGATACGTCATCATTTCTGCTGATGGCTGGGGCGACATCGACGGCGCGCAATGGAGCGGATATGGTCTCCCAGAGGATTTGGAGTTTATATTCTTTAAGGGAGGCCCTCATCCCAACCCCGACGGAATGGCACCCATCGCCGGACAATTTACTGGATCCAATTATTACAATGTTTCTAATAATAGAGAAAACAACCTTAAATATGATTTACAAAATAATGGCGTTACTGTTGAATTTTGGCTTAAGAAGGATTCGTTTGATACAACCAAAACTGAAAAAGAGATTATTTTTGATCTTTGGAACGGCGAACAAGAAGGCACTAGCGACTACGGGCGCCTGACAATTGAGCTTTCGGGAACTGTTACTGGTGCCGACCCCTTCTTGGTTACGGCGCAGTCAGGCTCATCTGCGGGGGTAATACGAGCTTCGGTTGCTTCTACTTCGTTTACTACATCCTCTATAGCGGACGGAAAATGGCATCACTACGCTGTATCGTTGCAATCTGCTTCGGCTGGCACCAAAAGTCGTTTTTATGTCGACGGAAATCTTAATAACACCATCACAACAGGCTCCTCCGGCCTTAATGAAGTGCTCGGCGGCCTCCGCGCCTATATCGGCGCCGCAATCACAACTCCGGCCGCCACTGCGGCCCCAGCGAAGTCTGGTAAGTTATCAGGATCTTTAGACGAATTTAGATATTGGAAGACAAGACGATCGTCTAAGGATATTGGCAGATATTGGTTTGACCAAGTGGGCGGCGGCACAAACTCCGATCCAGAGCCGTTTACCGACACTCAAGAAACTGTAAATACCAATCTGGGTGTATACTTTAAGTTTAATGAGGGAATCACGGGAGTCACAGCAACCGACAGTACCGTGCTGGATTACTCTGGCCGTATTTCAAACGGTACCTGGACCGGCTATGGGGCCGGCTCCCGTGAGACTGGCTCTGCAATAGTTCTTTCTAACGCGGCAACAAAAGAATTTAAAGATCCTATTATTTATTCTACCCACCCGAAGGTTGTTTCACTACAATCACAGCTCCAGTTCACTGGCTCTGAACATGACGCAACTAATAATGCTTCTATATATAACTCTATTCCCTCGTGGATTACTGAAGAAGACGCCGAACAGCAATATAATGTCCGCTATCTGACTCAGATAATGGGAAGCTATTTTGATACATTGCACATGCAAATGGATGCAGTGAATGATCTTAAAGATATCCGATATGTGAGCGGCAGCGACAAGCCAATCCCGTTTTCTCATAAACTATTAAGCTCCTGCGGATTTGTTTCGCCTAATATATTTGTAGATGCCGACATACTTGAAAAATTAGCAGACCGTAGTGAGGATTTGTTATACGAGAAGTCTCTAAATGATACTAAGAACATCATATATCAAAATATTTATAATAATTTAGCATATATCTATAAATCAAAAGGGACAGAAAAAGCATTTAGAAACCTAATACGTTGCTTTGGCATAGATGATGAGTTAATAAAGCTCAACATGTACGCAAAAAACACAGCCTATGAGTATCGTTTAAACAGAAAAAGTGTCTTGGTAAATGACAGGGTTGCCAATTTCAATACACCTCAAAACAAAAGTGCGGTTGTATTTTCATTTTCCTCATCTCTCAATCCTAATTCAACTGGGTTCATCTCTTCCGACAGCGTTTTAAATAGGGGTTTTGCTTTCACTCTTGAAAGCGACATTATCTTACCCTCAAAGCCGGACGAAACTAGTACCACTTATTTTAATACAAATACAATTTCTTCGTCATTGTTTGGCCTCCACGGCGCTGGTCTCTCAGAGGCAGATACAAGCTGGCCTGCAAACGATGGGGTGAACTTTCAAGTCTATGCAGTAAGAGATGAGATAGATTCCCCAAATGTGAAATTTGTATTGACTGGTACAGCTGGAGGCTATGTCCCCCGGCTAGAGTCAACTCTTTATGAAGGAGCGTATGACAAAACCAGATGGAATCTTTCTGTTCGAATAAAACCAGAGAATTATCCCTTAGCTTATTTTTCCGATGACGCGGCAAACGGCAACTATACTGTGGTACTCGCCGGCCATCAGGTCGAAGGAGGAGAATTAGTAGATTCTTTCGAGGTGTCTGGTACGGTCAGCGCTGCGCCTTCGTCCTTTATAACCGGGAGCAGGAGAGTATATGTTGGCGCCCATAGAACCAACGTTACTGGTGCAGTTCTACAAACCTCAGATGTTGAGGTTGATGCATGCAGGTTCTGGCTCGATTATGTCGATAACGAAGCCTTAAAACAGCATGTTCTGGATCCTAATAATTTCGGAGCGCTAGCTCCTGCTGCTTATGCGTTCCCATTTGATGCGACTGCGTCCTACGGAGATGTTAAGAAGGCAGATACGTTAGCTCTAAATTGGGAGTTTAGCCAAAATACAGGATCTAATGCTTTGGGGCAATTTCTTGTGGCCGACGAGTCTTCTGGGTCGCTGAATAATGCGGCCACTAGATATGGTCCTCTCGGGCCCATCCTAAATATGCAGTATACGGGACAGGGATATGATTTCAAAGCATCATCCACTGCTGCCATTAAAAAAGAGTTTATTGTAGCTTCTAGATTAAATGATCTAGAATCAATTGCGCCTGCCGAAACA